TTACCGAAGTAAAGAAAAAGGAGAAGAAGAAATGATCTCACTAACGATCCTGGGCGACATTCCCAGCATGAAAAATACGCTGCGCCGGTCCAGATCCGGCGCCTTCTATCACAAAGATGATGCTGTAAGAAAATACAAGGCTGACTTCGCCAAGCAAGTGCCCGCCCGGCATAAAAAAAAGATAGAAGGGATGGTTTTGGTTGAGCTTATGATCTGGCAGAAGGACCGGCGCAAGGACGGACATAACCAGATGGCTACCATCTTCGACGCGCTGGAATTTGCCGGAGTCATAAAGAATGATCGGCAGATCGCTAATTGGACTTGTTGTGTTGGCTTTGATAGAAATAACCCACGGGTAGAAATTAAAGTAGGAGAAGCATGACATTGTGAACGAATTCACGAAGAAAGCGAGGTGAATAAAATGGGAGAAGAATATCCGAATTGGTATTTGTCCTTCAAGAGAACGATCATCATTGTCGCGCTCGTCCTGGTCGTGATCGGCTGGACCTACGACCGGGTGAACAATGCCCTGGTCCTGCGCGCGCAATACGTTACGCTGGCACAGGCGCAGCAGGCGTTAAATAACCAGGCGCAGCAGTATGAGGCGAAGATTAAAGGCTTACGAGGGGTGGTGAAATAAAATGGAAAACGTAAGGTTGATCGGGGATCGAATTTTAGTAAAACCAGAAGCCCCGGAAGAAACGACACGCTCCGGGATCCTATTGGCCCCGACCAAAGCGAAGAAGATATTTACCGGAGAGGTCCTGGCGGTCGGCAATGGCAAATGGATCGAGGACGGGGTTGGCGTAAAGCGCCAGGAGATCGAGCTCAAAGCCGGGGACAAGGTTTTATTCCCGCGCTTTGTGGGAGTGAACATGGACCGGATCTCCGAGGCAACGCTAATCCTTTCGCAAAGTGATGTGTTGTGCAAGGTGGAAGAAGATGTTTAATATTTGCGCGAATTGTAAATATTGTGGCAAGAATTTCTGGCCGCCACCAACCAGGCTTTGTGTCCGGGACGTGATTTTCCGGATAGATCCGGTGAATGGAGAGAAAACGTGGGCAAATACTCATGATTTTTCTTTTAATAAAGACGGAGCCTGCCCTTGTTACAAACGCATATGGTGGAAGTTTTGGGTATAGATTTATTCTATTTGGCAGTCAGTATCGCCCGTGATCGGAAGGCCGTCCAGGAGCAGGACTGGCGCAAAGAGAAAGAAGCGCAACTCCGGGAACTGGTCGAGGAACGGATGGAGATCCGGCGGGCGATACTGCGACCGGGGATGGAGAGGAAAATTATAAAATGAGGGCCGACCGCCTACGCCGAATATGGCCGCAATTAGAGCCGAAGCTCCGCGGCGTAGCGCTCCGACTTTGCCGGTATCATGCGCAGATTGACCACCGGGACTTGATCGCAGAGGGTGTCATTGCGATCAAAATGACCCACACAACCAAGAAAAGACCCCATCGACTTAACTACCTAATTAAGCGCGCAAAATGCTCAATGCGCAGATTTATTTTTAACGAGCTTTCCCTTACCAGTAAAGCGATCCCGCTCGATGAGGTTTTCAACCCCGCCGACTTATGATGATCCCCGTGCCTTTTATACGGTATGGGGACAATGAGCAAGTATTTCGCGATCTTCCTGGTCCTTATGGCAGCCGCGCCATCATGGGGCGGAGCTTTCGTTGATGGGCCTGGGCTACGCCCAATTCACCAGGCGCTACTGACAAACCCCGAACCGGAAAAGACCATCGAGCGGACGATCGTGATGAAGGAAACCAAAGAGATCAATCCTGTTTACGGCCTGACCCTCGGCTTTGTGAATGACTATCCCCTGATCGGCTACTCAACCCCGGACATCTTTATCGAAGCCGGCGCACAGAACATAAATGGCGAAACTTCCGCAATGATCCTGGCAGGAGGGATCGTCCAAACTCCCGGGCTTACCTTGCCAAAGTATGCCAGGGCGCGGGTTGGGATCGCGCTTAACCCCGGAAGATCCGGCAAACCCAGCGTGGGGCTATTCGCTGGACTGGAGAAATCAATCGATGAGCGAGTCGTGCTATCTGCTAATGCTGGTATTTATTTCGGCAATAATTGTTTTGCTTACCCAGCCGCGTCCGCCGGGGCGAAGGTAACGATATGACCAAAAAGAAAAAGAAGGTTGGGAGGCCGGACTCCTATCATTCGCAATATGCGGAAATGATCGTTAAGTTTTTCAATGAGCCTGCCTATTTCGCTAAAGACATAACCATCACCTACAAGGACGGATCAACCAAAGAGGTAACAGAACTGGAAGCCAACCCCCCGTTATTCCTTTCAGACTTTGCAGAGAAGATCGGACTATCTCTTTTATCTTATCGTAAAACCCTCAATCAATGGGCGGAAAAGTATGAAGAATTCGGGAACGCCTTAAAGGTCGCTAAAGAGCTCGAAGAAAAAAGGATCCGCATAAACGGATCGATGAGTTTGTATTCCGCAGCATTTTCAATTTTCACCATGAAGAACATCGCTGGGTGGAGAGATAAGCAAGAGATAACTGGGGCGGATGGTGGCCCGCTTGAAGTCATGGTGAAATATGCCTGATCTTATCCTGGCAAAGCACACGCGCCCGGTCATGGAGGACCAGACCAGGCATAAGACGATCGTGGCGCACCGGCGCTGGGGAAAGACCAGCTACGGGATCAAGAAACTGGCGCTGCGCGGACTTGAGAATCCCGGCGGTAGATATTTTTTTATCGCTCCCACCTACAAGCAGGCAAAGATGATCGCCTGGGGAATGGCAGAGGATTATCTCCGGCCGCTTGAGATCGTCAAAGACAAAAGCGAAACCGAGCTACGGATAGAGCTCAAAACCAATTCGGTGATCGAGCTTAAAGGCGCGGACTACCCGGACAGCTTGCGCGGCGTAGGGCTTGATGGCGCGGTCCTGGACGAGTGGTCAATGCAGAAGCCGGAGATATTTACCGAGATCCTACGCCCGGCCCTGGCGGACAAGAAGGGTTGGTCCGATAAACTGCTGACCCCTAAAGGCAAAAACCACGCTTACGACGATTTTATGTCAACCGATCGGAAGCATATCTACCCGGCTTCCTCGACCGGTGTGATCCCGGCGGACGAACTGGCCGCGATGAAGCTGGAAATGTCCCCGGACGAATACGCGCAAGAGATGGAGTGCAATTTCCTCTATCATTCCGGCGCTATTTACCGGGAATTTCGCAAAGAGATCCATGTGGTCGATCCCTTTGCTATTCCTGAAGGCTGGAATATCAAGATTGGATTGGATTGGGGATTGACCAACCCAACTGCGATCCTATTTGGCGCGATTGACTACGACGACAATCTCTACATCGCTGACGAGATTTACCAGAATGATACCCCGGTTGATGTTCATTCCAGGAATACCAAGGACAAGATGAAGCTGCTGCGCGGCAATGCAGGCAAAGATGAAACGATCCGCGGCGTGATCGACCCGAAGTGCAAAGCCCTGGACCAGGTGAAGGGTGGGATCCGTTACTCTATCCAGCAGGAATTCGCGAATAACGGGATCGGCCTGGCCTGCGCGCCGAACGCGGTGATTGCCGGGATCAACCTGGTCAAGCAAATGCTGGTCAAGCGCAAGCTGTTTATCTTCTCCCGCTGTGAGAACACGATCCGGGAACTTGAGAACTACCGCTGGAAAGAGAAGCGCGCCCAGGATTCGGAGAACCCGGAGGAACCGCTCAAGGTTGAGGACCATGCTTGTCTTGTTGGGGAGACGCTTGTAAAAATGGCGGGGGAGAACGACAGGAAAATAGAAAAGATAAATATTGGTGACAGAACGTCCGAGGGCATTGTTGTTGATAAGGCAATGACGGGAATTAAACCAATATGGGAGTTAATATTGTCCGATGGCAAAAGATTAAGGTCAACCGCAGATCATAAAATATTTACAGATAACGGAAAGAAACCGCTTGACACTCTTAGTTATGGTGATAAAATAAGGGTATGGCAAATAAGTATTCAGAAGGAAGCATTACGTTTAACGGATTATCCTACCATTGGGACGGATTTTATTATTCCCCAGCTGGCGGGTGCACCAATGGGAGGAAACGCCTGCACGTTGCAGTTTGGGAACATCCTCATGGCAAAGTGCCTGATGGCTTTCATGTCCACCATAAAGACTTCAATCCTAAAAACAACGATTTATCCAATCTTGAGCTTATTGCAGAGGGCAAACATCTTTCAATCCATGCCACAAGAAACTTTGAAAACGAATATTTCCGAAGAAAATCAGAAAGACATCTTGCGAAGATCCGGCCACTTACGGTCAAGTGGCATAGATCAGCAAAGGGAAGAAAAGAACATAGACGAATTGGCCGGTTATCGTGGAACAAAAAAAGATATTATACCAAGAAATGTTTGGTGTGCGGGAAAGATTATCAGACACCTTTCCCGACTCGTTCGAGGTATTGCCACCTTAATTGTCGAGCAACGGCCCTTCGTCGTAGGCGTAAGACCGCTTAATTATTCTGCCCCTGTTTATAATCTCACAGTAGAAAATTCCCATCAATTTTACGCTAACGGCATTTTAGTCGCTAATTGCGACGCCTTGCGCTACCTGGTATCTTCACAATTCCAGCCGGCTAAACGACCGCCGGAGCCCGAACCGACCGACAAAATGCAAGGCAGAACCATGAAGCGGATCGCGGAGATCGGCAAGAAAAGGGAGGACGCGGAAGCATGACAATAGCAGGGCTGGCTTTACTGATCGCTTTTATCCTTTACCGTGAATGGGTCAATCAACAGATCATTGCAAAACTTATGGACCGGTTGATGTCAAAGAGCCTGGCGGAATATATGGCGATCTCAAAGGCGCCGGCTACGAAAGCGCCGGTATCGATGTCCGATCGGGAAGAATACGAAGCGGAGATGAAGCGGCTGGGAGAAGTTGCGGAGAAAGAGGAAGAATAAATGACAACGCCAGAAGCAAGAGAGCGCAGCCAGGCAGTGTATCAAGCGAAACGAGAAGCGATTTATCAGAGAAGAACGCCGCCCGTTCCACTTGCAGGCCCGGTTGCTAAGAGCAACGGGATCGGCGAAGGCAAACCAAAAGAGAAAGTAACGGTCATGGGTTGGCTAAAGAACTTAAAAAGATTAAGCGGAATAAGGAGCATAAATGGCATTTTTAGAAGAAGCAGGTAACGTGGTCCAGTCGTTATTTGGCGGCGACAAGAAGAAAGACGACGTGCTGGGGAAACCGGTGGCTGAAATGAAGGACGAGGACTTTATCAAAGAAGTCGATGAGGTTTACGGCCTGGTCGCCGGGAAGTATGTTTACGAGCGACAATGGTATCTCAATCTCTCTTTTCTCCTGGGCCAGCAATGGGTGCGCTGGTCAAACCGCTTGAAGAAACTCTATGAGCCGAAGGTCCCGGAGTGGAGAGTGCGCCATGTGTCGAACGATATCATGCCGGCGTTCAGGAAGAAGATGGCAAAGCTCAATAAGAACCGGCCGACGCTCTTTATATCGTCCGGCCAGGAAGGGCCGGAGGGCGAAACCGAAACCCGGGAAGCGAACAAGATGATTGAATACTGGTGGTCCAGTCCGGTGATCCAAATGGAGAACGAACTTAACGAGTGGAAGCAATACGCCATGTCATGCGGGATCGGCTTCTTAAAACCCTATTGGGATCCCACGATCGGGACGGAACGAAGTAAACAGGCCGAGGACGGGACGGAGATCAGCTGGCGCGATGGAGAAGTCCAGCTTGAGGCTTGCAGCCCATTCGAGATCGTATTCGATCCCCCGGACGCGCGCAAGTGGAAAGACGTCCGCCGGATCATGCATTACAAGGTCAGGACCCTGGAATATATCCAGGCGCGTTACCCGGAGAAGGGCAAAGAGGTCGTGGCCGAGAAGGAAACGACGGTTGCTTCCGGCTTCTGGCAGAAAATCCAGGGGATGGTCGGCGGTGGCGATGAGGGTGGAATGTCTACCCAGGACAAGTCGGAGAAATCCGCGATCGTTAAAGAGCTTTGGATCTATCCCTGCTCCCGCTTCCCTAAAGGTCAGAAGATCGTCAGCGCAAACAAAGTGCTGCTTGAAAGCGTAGATATCCCCTATGTCTGGCTGGGAACGGAAGAAGAATTTGTCCCCTTTGTCCCGCTCTATGATATCAAGGTTCCCGGCAGAGTGTGGGGGAGGTCAGGGATAGAGGACGAGATCCCCATTCAGAAGGCAAAGAACGAATTGATCTCTCATGTGCGGGAGAGTGAGCGGCTATGTTCAAAGCCTAAATTTCTCAAGCCGACCGGCTGCGGAGTGGACAATATCACGTCCGAACCTGGGGAGAACGTGGAATGGGACCCGACGACCACACAGGGACATAAACCGGAATGGATGGTCCCGCCATCGATCCCGAACTATGTTATTGCAGGATTGGGCGAGATTTACCAGCGTGATTTTTCCGCCGTTACCAGCCAGCACGAAGTGAGCCGCGGGCAGATCCCGCCTGGTGTATCGGCTGGCATTGCGATCAATTACTTGCAAGAGGCGGACGATACCACGATCGGCGATGTCGTCCGGCAATATGAGCGAGCGCTTGAGATCGCCGGGAATATGATGCTCTCGATCGCCGCGCAGAATTATTTGGAAGATCGGAAATTGCAGATCGTGAGCGGGAATGGAGAGGTTGGAGAGTTTGAATATAAGACCGAGAAAAAGGACGAACCCGGGAATGTGATCCAAAAGGGAACGGTCGGGAAGGGATCCCGGGTGGTAGTGGAAGCTGGGTCGTCCATGCCGCGGACATTGGCAGCGAAGCAGGCATTTGTCCTCGACCTCTACAAACTCGGCGTCCTGGGACCAAAGAATGACCCGAACACGAATAAGCGGACGCTGAAAATGCTGGAAATGGGGAACATTGACGAAATGTTCGAGGAAGAAGCGGCCGATCGCTCCCAGGCTGGCGCGGAAAATGAAGGGATGAAGAAGGGCGTCGAGCAGCAAGTGTTCCCCTATCAGGATCATGTGGTCCACCTAAAAACCCACGAAGCGGCCATGAAAGAGCCGGATTATCTGCAATTCCCCGCGAATATCAAGCAATTATTCGATCAGCATAGAGCAGCGCACCAGAACCTTATCGCGCCCCCGGAGCAGCCGGCCGGTCCTGGAGGACCTGGGCTACGCCCAGGCGGGCCAAAGCCCGGAGGACCAGTCCCCGGAGGTCCCGGAGGACCACAATGAAAAAGATCATCGTCCGCTGTGTGAGTTGCGGAACGGTTTACGAGCAGGGAGCGCATAAAGATTGCCCGTTATGCCATTACGCGATCGCGGATCGGGTCCTGGTAACGATCCCGACCCTGGAAAACAAGGTGGTCGTAGATTTTAACGCGGTGATGTATAGCTTCCCGAAAGTGTTTGGGGTTCCGATAACAAGCTCAAATTGATTAAGGCAGACAAGGAGGGAATGAAATGGAAAAGATGAAGGATGTTGGGGAAACAAGATCGGAGGTTACGGCGGTGGAAGCGCTAGAAAACAAACATTATCCGACGCTATATCTCTCAACTAAACAGTTGCCGGAGTTGAAGGGAAAAGAGCCAGGCGATAAAGGGATTTTATCGGTGGAGTATGAGGTCCGGGGATATTCGATCCGTAGTGTGAAAGGGCAGAAGGGCGAAGAAGGCCAATACGATATCGAGATCCAAAAGATCGGCGTTTCAAAGAAAGCGGTTGAAGCCGAGGATAAAGAAAAAGACGAGGAGAAGGAAACCGAGGAGATCAAAAAGGACGTAAAGGAACGGCTGAAAGCCGGGAGATCGTATTAAATGCCGTTCCAAAGTGAAGCCCAGCGCAAGTTTATGTGGGCCAAACACCCGGAGATCGCGAAACGATGGGAAGTTGAAGGCGGGAACGAGATCAAGCGGAAGGAAGAAGCAAAGAAACGGGCAGCAGAGTTGATGCTAAAAGAAAAAGTAGAAAAGGGAGGAAAGTAAAATGCCAATGCCAATGCCAATGCCCCAGAGAACAATGCCGGGAAGGAACCCTCAATCAGAAGCGATAAATCGCACGTTAAACGCCCAGGGAGGCGCGCCGCAGGGCGGACCGGGCGGAATAGCAGGGAAACCCCCAATGCCAGGCCAAAAGCCACAGGGCGGAGCTCCTGGTAGCCAGCCAGGTCAACCCGGGGGACAACAGAGCCCGGTTGAAACCGCCATGAAGATACTGGAAATGGTGGCTCAAAGGTTGGGAGAGATGAATCCGCAAGCCGCGCAGAAGTTGGGGGCAGCGATCGAAAGTCTAAAATCGGTAATAGAGGAGGTGAAAACTGAATTGTCCAATAGTGGAGGGAAGCCCCCCACAGCTGGACAACCGGCCCCAGGTGGTCAACCACCGGCTCCGCAAAGCGGAGGTCCCGTTCCCAATCAGCCAGGCGCCAGGCCAATGACGCCGCAACCAATGCCGAATAGGTAAGTTGCAAAAGGAGTAATAAAATGACAGTAGAAGCAACCAATACGACGCCAGAAGGCCAGGAACCCGCAGTTGCGGGCAATGCTGCGCCCGAAGGTTCGCAAGTTACACCAAACGCGGATGAAACAACCCCTGAACTTTTGTATGCCATAAACTACAAAGGGCAGGAGGAGAAACTTCCAGTCAGCAAACTGATCGACTACGCCCAGCAAGGGCGTGATTACTCCGAAAAGATGGGACGTTTCAATGCCGAAGTTGAAGCTCGCGCCAAAGAGTTGACGGACGCGGCCATCGAGCGATTCTACCAGGAACAAGTCCCGGCTACTCCACCCGCAGATCCAAACAATCCGCCGGAGGGGCTTGATGAGTTTACCCGCTTGCAAAAAGACGTGGAAGCGATCAAGCGGGAAAAGGCCGAAGCCGCTGAAAAGGCGACTTTCGAGAAAGAGGTAGAAAAGGAACGAGTGGCGCTTAACGATCAGCTCGGCAAGGCTGCCGAAAAATATCCGCTGGCGAATTCGCGGAATATTTTGGCGGTCCTGCGATCCAATCCCAAAGCCGATATCATGGAACTTGCCAAATATGAGCATGACATGGAGAAGCAGCGGCGGGATTCCTGGGAAAAGGAATTCTTGACCAATGCTGAAAAGCGCGGCAAACGCGGAGCGGAAGGCGCGGGGGGATCAGTCCCGGCTATTACCGAAAAGAAACTGGTCCTGGGGAAAAATACCCAGGAAGCAACGATGGAACTGTTATCACGACAAAACTAAAAAAGGAGTTGAGATCCAATGACGCAAACAATGTCAAATTTTGACGCTGTTCTAAAAGAGGTCTATGTAGGACCGATCCGCGAACAGTTGTCCCAGGAGAAGATCCTGCTGGAAAAAGTCCAGAGAAACTCTAAAGACATGGAAGGTAAATATGGGGTTATTCCTCTACATACCTCCAGGAACACCGGCGTTGGCGCCCGCGCTGATACCGGAGCCCTCCCGACCGCCGGGCAGCAAGGTTACACCGTTTCAAAGTGGCACATGAAATATAACTATGGCCGCTTTTGTGTTTCCGGCCCGACGATCAAAGCCTCAAAGAGCGATAAGGGCGCGTTCGCCAAAGCGATCGACGCGAACATTAAAGGCTTGACGATGGACGTTAAGAAAAACGTCAACCGCCAGCTGTTCGGCGATTCGTCCGGCGCGGTCGCGGTCCTGACCAGCTCGACTGTTACCACCCCGCTGACTGTTCAGGGGCTTTATTGGGCAGCTAACAAATATCTGCCTGATAACCAGGTGATCCAAACCATCACGGTCGCGGATTATTCGACCCTCCGCCCGGCGGATGGAGCCACGGCTTGCGCGGTCAACGGGACTGCCACAGCCACTTCCGTTCCGTTCGACGGCAGCGTGTTTACCAGCGCGATCGCTAACGATCTGCTGGGACTCTACGGTTCAACCTATGCGGCTTCCGGGACCAACAATGATTCAAGCTCGAAGGAACTGAACGGCCTGCGCTTGATCGTTGACGATGGAAACTGCCCGGAAGATGCCGATTGGTGGAACCAGGACGGAACTCCGGCCGGCGATTACACGCTCGGACTGGTTGATTTCAATACCTATCCGACGTGGAAAGCGGTCGTTAAAGAGAGCGATACTCCCAGGACTTCCGGGGCGACTCTACCAACCCGCAGGGCGTTAAGCGAAACCCTGATGGACGAAGTGGTTGACGCGGTTGCGGACAACGGGGGCAATGTTGATCTAATCATCACAACCCGCGACATTCGCAGACAGTATGTCGATCTGCTACGGGGCGATAAACGGTTCGTGAATACTACGAAACTCTCTGGTGGTTATACTGCCATTGACTTCAACGGTATTCCGATCGTTACCGATTCTGATTGCACCCGGGACGATATGTATTTCCTTACAATGTCGTCATTGGTCCTGTTCCAGGAATCCGATTGGGACTGGATGGACGAGGATGGAGCGATCCTTTCTCGCGTGTCCGGTTATGACGAATACGAGGCCATTCTCTACTGGTATGCGCAGCTCGGCTGCTATGCCCGGAACCAGAATGGACGGCTGACCGATATCGAAGCCGGCCAGGCGAGCTAATTGGGCTAATTTGATCGGGAGCCAGGCGCCCTGTGGTAACAACCGCGAGTAGGCCGGGAGGTTTGGCAGCGTTTCTCTAAAAGAAACTGCTAATAAAATAGTATCCGGCGGGAGCCGGGGAAAACTGAGGAGTAGTAAAATGATTAAGAATAGGAATATTGCGAAGGACGCGGCTATCGAATTAAGCAAGATCGCGGGGGGAGCAACCGGAGAGGTATTCTATGTTTGTCCGGTAGCCAATACGGTCGTTCATGATTGGCTGGCAAGCAGGGTCCCTTCCGGGCATCTTTTTCCTACGGTTCAAGAAGCATACAGCGCGGCTGTTACGCTCCGGGGCGATAAGATATACGTATTTCCGGGAGATTATACGGTTACTTCGGAAATTGCTATCGCCAAAGATAATATCAGCATTATCGGCGCAAGCAGCCCGAACATAGCCTATACCGCGACATCGGCAGCAACCGGCGTGGTAAGGTTCAAGACGACAACCGCAAACCAGGCATATGTATTTAACATTACTGGTAATTATGTCCAATTTCATAATATCGCGACCTTCAACAACGGAGTAGATACGGATAATTTAGGGGATATCCTCGTTGCAGGAAGGAACTTTTACGCGAAAGGTTGTGAATTCCGGGGTGGCAACAATTCTACGCAGACCACATCGGCCACTTCCGGTATCCCTGTTACCTTGAGCTCCAATTCTTATGGCGCTAGGTTTGATGATTGCCGGATCGGCAGTCCTGGGAATACGACTAGGACCGCGGGGCCTGGGTTTTTAAGGTTTGCGGCCGGAACCGGTGGAGTTGGCATGGCGACCTTTAATGACTGCATTTTTACAATGCGGTCGGAAACGAATGGCGCAGCTGCCTACGGGATTATAATCGACCAGAATGGAAGCGATCGGTTAATAATTTTCCGGGGTTGCACGTTCTATAACTTCTCTGAAAATTGGGGCGCACTCCCTGATTACATGATAAATGACGATCAAACCTCAACCCATTCGATCCTTTTCTGCGGAGGATGCGGGATGATTGGATTTGATACCTTGTCGGATAACGCTCATGCGATGGCCTCCGATCCGCTGCCGCACACCAACGCTGTCGAAGCGCTGGCCGTAGCGACATCATAAAAGAGTTTGATCTTTTTAGGAGGGGCGCTTTATTTCGCCCCTCTTATAAAAGACCAATAAAAGGAGAGAATAAAAATGAAAATAAACTCGATCTGCCCGGAATGTTTAGGGGATGGCTTAATTACCGCGGGGGAAGGGAGTGCCCCATGTGGAAGATGTTCGGGGACGGGCAAACTTGATTTTGGGAATATAGATATCGACGAAATCCTTGAATGGATCAAAAGCAAAATAAAGAAAATACTGAAAAAACTAGAAATAGAGGAGGGGTAAATATGCCGCATGGTATTTCCGATTCAGAATGGGCGAGAGTGGGCGCAAAGTCGATTGGGGAGTATAACGATAAAATGAAGGAAGAACAGTTGGCAAGGGATTCGACCGTTAAATCTTCGCCGGAAGATGAAACATTGGTAGCCGAAACCCCACTTGAAGTCGAGGTTTCAATACCTATTGAAAAGGTCGAGGAAGTGAAACCGGCAGCCAAAAAGCGAGGCAGACCGGCGAAGTTGAAGAAGCTGGAAGTAGAGAAAATTGTTATTCCAGAAGTAAAAAAAACAAAGAAAACAAAAAGGGGGAAAAGATAATGAGAAAGATAATCGGGTTACTGATCGGGTTGGTGATCCTTTCGGGTGTTGTGATGGCATATTCGACGCACACTTATTTTGTTACCGGAACGGTTACGCCAGGCGCGATTGTATCATCAAGTTTAGGAAATAAGGTTTTTAATTCTGTCATGGTTTTTAACGATAACGCCACTTCGGGACAGAATATCTGGCTGAACTTGGACGGAAATTTGACCACGGTCGCCCAGATGACAACCGAGGCGACGGCGTTCCTTCTTAAGGCAGGAGAAAAAATTATAGTAAACGATTTCAGGGCAAACCGAGTTAATCTGCTGGCGGCAACGGGAACGATCACTTATCGGATATTCGGAATTTATTAAAAGGAGGAGAATGTAATGCCACTAGATTTTGGAGCATCAGCGTTAGAAGGGAAAACAACGGATGACGGGATATTAGTAACCAAAGAGAATACTTGCAATGGTAACGGGGCGCAGACGGATAATCTCTTTACCATAACCGGAACGGTTGACATCTTAAACATTTGGGCGGTTTGCACCGAGGCAACCAATGCGACCACCATATCAAACAATTCTCTTGCGATCTATGACGGGACTAATACGGTCGAATTGACTGATAGTAATTCACCGACGGATTTTGCAGGTATCAATGTTGGAGATTGCGTTTTCAAGAATGGCGCATCGGCGACCGTTGCAATCGCCCGGCAGAATAATGATGCCACGGTGCTTACCGATCTTACCCAGACAAAAGCGCGGGTAACGAAGAAATTAGCGACTGCAACATATATTCGGCATCTTTTCACCGGGGATGCGAATACAGATGTGGATGTAAAATGGTATGTGCGGTATTTGCCGGTATCGGACGATGGAGAAATTGCGGCAGTTTAGGGAATGAGCGCATGGAACCAGATAAAAGATTTATAAAAGAGTTGAAAGAGGTCGATGGAGGATTGTCCGCTGGCTGGAACTTTATTAAACATCGTTGGCAGATAATTCGGGATGATCGGCGCGTAAATTGCATGGGGTTTGTAGATGGAAAACCTTTGCTTCATACATACGATAAACCCTATTTTGTATTTACCGTCGAGAATGAAGACAAAAGTTATAGGCCGCTTGACCAAAGAGTAATCGACCGGCTTCATGAGATCGACCTTTACCGTTATGCGAGATTGTCAGATTTTGTCAAGGAAGTGGAAAAAGAGGAGGACGATTTTAAGGCGAAGCAAAGTAAAAGACAAAGTGAGTATGTGGAAGAACTCACGAAGGACAATTTCAGAAAAATATCTGACGCAATCGAGGCCGATTCTTATGGTGGCTATGGGAGGAACTGATGAATAACGCAAACGCTTACGATTTATTGACGCAAGTTAGGACCTTGCTCGACGAGGGAGGAATTACGTCGGGGAAATTTCAAGACGTAGAAATAATGAGAGCGATAAATCACGCCAAAGATTTCTTCGTGAACGTGATTAATACGATCAATCCGACGATAAATGGAAAATCTACTACGGTTACTTATGTTTCGGGAACGGAACTATACGATTTGCCCTCTGATATTGATTCTATCAAGCGAGTTGAGTTGGCGAGTAATAAGGAAAAAGTTGAATTGATCGATGTTGATGAAAAGGAAAAAATAAGGGCGACAAATGACCTGATTGATTCCCGGCCTTGTTATTATATCTGGGGTAGTCAGATAGGATTGGTTAATGTTTCCGGCAATGTTACGGTTTATTATTTAAAGAGAGTGCCGGATTTGCATTATGGCACGGCTGCGGCAGGCACAACAACCA